ATACGCCAGAACATTCGGACAAGATTTAATGAGGGGGGAGCATACGGTTGGCGAAAAAGACTAAAATGGGTGGCACACCCGTTCCACTAGGGGGGGGTATGTCAGATAAATTAGCGAATAGAAAGCAGAAGATGGGCGGTAATCCGCAAGGGGCCGATGATGGAGAGGGTGGCCTTTTGATTGACGGCTATCGCCGTCAATCAAAGAAGCCTGCATTTAGACCCAATGGCGACCTTCCCGAAGATGTTCAAAAGCAACTTGGGGGGTACATGGCAAACGGCTCGGTCATAGACCGAGCCGAAGGCACAACTGGCACATCCATATTTGACCCCGTTCTTTGTGAATTAATGTATACTTGGTTTTGCCCGCCCTCTGGTCTAATACTAGACCCATTCGCCGGGGGTTCGGTACGGGGAATAGTAGCCGCCGTTTTAGGCCGCTATTACGTAGGGCTTGATTTACGCCCTGAGCAAGTAGAGGAGAATCGGACGCAAGCCGAGCGGATAACGCCTGATAATATACCGGCCTGGCTGGTGGGCAATAGTCTTAAATTGCCGGAGTTTGTATCTGATGAGGTTGATTTTGTCTTTAGCTGTCCGCCCTATTACGACCTTGAGATTTACAGCGATGACAGCGATGATTTAAGCACGTATGAGACTTATGAGCAGTTTATAGAGGATTACCGGGCCATCATAGCCCACAGCCTTAGCCTGTTAAAAGACAATAGGTTTGCTTGCTTTGTGGTTGGTGACATTAGAGATAAAAAGGGCTTTTACCGTTGCTTTGTAAGGGATACAATAAACGCCTTTCAGGATTGCGGAGCCTTGCTTTATAACGACGCCGTGTTAATTACAGCGGTGGGCAGCCTACCGATTCGGGTGGGTAGACAATTTGGCGCAGGACGCAAACTAGGCAAAGGCCATCAAAACGTGCTTGTATTTTGCAAGGGCGACCCTAAAGCCGCAACCGAGGCGGTGGGCGAAATTGAGATATGGGAGCCGGAGGATACAGCTACAATGCACGAATCAGATAGGCCCGATTAGGAATTGTAAATTTTTTGCCGGTCTTTTTCCGGTAGTCTTTAAGGGTGGCAATGTAATCGTCGGCCTTTTTGTAGAGGTCGTCTATCGTGATTAATCCTTGCCCATACTGTTGCTTGGCAATTATTAGATCGTTCCTAAGAGAAATTGGATTCATTATGACTATCCTTTTGCAATTTTAATAATCGTTCACACTCAGCTTTAGATAACCAGGCCGATTTAGGGGCGAGTCTTGCACCGGATACCTCTCCCCAATCATTGTATATTATGATGTATAGCGCGCCCTGTGGGCCAACCTTGCCTTCTAAATCGAAACGTGTATCGTATGACATAATGATCTCCAAATAAAAACGCCCTTTCAAGGTTTATCGCTCGTGTTGTCACGCACTAAGCAACCTAAAAAGGGCGGGATTGATAATACAATATAGTTAAATTCTGAGCAAGTTTGCTTAGTACGTGACATAGATATTATACCATAAATGAACACGGGAGTCCACTCCTAACCTAACCGGCGCGAATTGATTCTACAAATTGACATATAAAAAAGACAATGGCAATAACAGCAAAACAAGCAATAGAAGCAATTAAAGACAGTAAGGGCTTTGTCGTAACCATAGCCAAGCGGCTTGGGTGTAGCCGGTCCAACGTGTACGCCCTGATGAAAAAGTACGAGTCCGTTAATCAGGCCATAATAGATGAGCGCGAGAAACTAAAAGACTTCGCCGAATCCAAACTATTCAAGCACATAGACAACGACAATATAACCGCCCTTATCTTCTACCTAAAAACGCAAGCTAAGGACAGGGGATATATAGAGCGATCCGAACACGAACACACCGGGCCGGGGGGCGGTCCTTTAGTAATAGTGAATTGGGATGAACCAACAAAAGACTCTGAGAATTGACGTTCACCCCCACCAGGGGCAAGCGATAGTACATAATCACCCGGCTAGATTCAAGGCGTTAAGCGCCGGGCGTCGCTGGGGCAAAACCCGGCTCGGTGTTAATGAGTGCCTAGATGTAGCGGCCAGAGGGGGCCGGGCCTGGTGGGTAGCCCCTACCTATAAAATGAGCGAGGTAGGCTGGCGACCTGTTAGAAACATAGGGGCCAAACTGGGGGCTGAAATCCGGCGGGCAGATAAACAGGTTATTCTTCCCGGCGGTGGGGAGGTCACAGTAAGAAGCGCCGACAATCCCGATAGCTTACGAGGCGAAGGGTTAGATTTTTTGGTCATAGATGAATGTGCCTTTATAAAAGAAGATGCTTGGGCTGAAGCCTTGCGCCCGGCCCTGTCTGACCGCCTCGGTAAAGCCCTGTTTATCTCTACGCCAAAAGGCCGTAATTGGTTTTGGCGAATGTGGCAACGCGGGCAAGACAGCACCGACCAGTATCAAAGCTGGCAATTCCCCACGTCTAATAATCCGTATATTGAACCGTCCGAAATAGAGGCAGCAAGGCAGATGTTACCGGAACGTATATTTGCTCAGGAATATATGGCTGAATTTATCGAGGACTCCGGCTCTGTATTCAGGCGCATTATGGAGGCCGCCACCGCCACCGAACAAGACAAGGCGATTGTAGGCCACAATTACGTGTTTGGGGTTGATTGGGGTAAACATAACGACTTTACGGTTATATCGGTGATAGATTCAACGACCAATCAGCAAGCCTATATAGATCGCTTTAATCAGATAGACTACACCTTGCAGGTTGGTAGGCTTAAGGCTCTTTATGAACGGTTCAACCCGCAGGCTATCATTGCCGAATCTAATGCAATGGGAGAGCCGATTATAGAGCGGCTCCGGCAGGAGGGCTTGCCGGTGAAGCCATTTCTAACAACCAACGCAAGCAAGTCACAAGCTATCGAGGCATTGTCGCTGGCTTTCGAGCGTGAGACATTGGCTATTTTACCCGATCCGGTTCAACTAGCAGAGTTACAAGCCTATGAAATGGAACGCCTACCATCCGGCCTAATGCGCTATAATGCCCCGTCGGGGATGCACGACGATACGGTGATGGCGTTGGCATTGAACTGGCAAGGAACACAAAAGAAAGAATACCCCCCACCAGGAGTGGTGAGATATGCTTAATATAATACCGGCGGCTGAGACCGTTGATAAAGTCAAGATATCGTTTATGGATTGGCTGGCAAAAGAAGATGAAACCAAACAGCGCAACTATGATATGTATCGGGAATATTACGACGGGGAACACGCCACCCAACTAACCGACAGACAGCGGGAATATCTACAGGTTAAAAGTGGGCAAGAGTTCAATACCAACTATTGCCCCATTGTAGTTGATGCGGTAGCCGAGCGGCTTATTGTGACCGGCTTCGATACCAACGAGGAAAGCCAGGAAGACGAAGGCGAAGAATCAACCAGAATGACCCAGGCCGAAACCTTTTGGGAGTGGTGGACACGAAACCGGATGGACGCCCTACAGCGCATTGTCCATACCTCGGCAGGGCGTGATGGTGACACCTATTTGATAGTCAGTTGGGATGACGAGCGAGACAGGCCGGTCTTTACCCCAGAGATGGCCTATGATGGACACCAGGGGGTAAAGATACATTATAGCCAGGAAAAGCGCGGCTTAGTCGAATGTGCCTCCAAACGGTGGCGAATCGAGCGCGGCGGGGACGCCGGTTATATGCGCCGCCTCAATATGTATTACCCTAACCGGGTTGAAAAGTATATCAGTGATAGCCGGGACGATGATGGCAACTGGCGCGAATACGTGGAAGAGGGCGAAGAAGATCACGTGAAATGGTGGACTGATACCGGGCTGGAAAATGGCGCAGCGTTAGGAGTGCCGGTCTTCCATTTCAAGGCCGCTGATTGGGGTTATGATTACGGAAAAAGTGACCTGCACGATATAATACCTGTACAGAACGCCCTCAACAAATCTGTTATTGACCTTTTAGCCGCCGCCGATACTACCGGCTTTAGAATCTTTACG